AGGTCATCTACAAGAACGAGATTGGCCACTTTGTGGGCTACACCGGCAAGGAGCCTAATGAGCGGGTGGCGCAGGCAATGTCCGGCGAGGTGTATCAGCACCTGGAAACGCTTTATCGTCGGGCCTTCGAGGTGGCGCGTATCTCCCAGCTTTCCGCCGTCGGTCAGAAGCCTGCCGGCCTGGATGCAGCGGTGGCACTGCGGGAGTTCCACGACATCGAGTCAGAGGGCTTCGTGGTCATCTCGCAGCGTTATGAGGAGCTATACCTGGACATTGCTGACCTGATGATCGACCTTGCGCGTGACCTGTATCAGAACCGCAGTAAGCGTATGCGGGCACCGGGCACCAAGGTGCTCGAGCAGATTGACTGGAAAGACGTGAACATGAAGGAGGACCAGTACACAATGCGGACATTCCCCGTATCGTTGCTGCCCACCACGCCAGCCGGACGTCTGCAAAAGGTGCAGGAATTGCTACAGGCAGGATTTATTGACAAGGAAATGGCGCTGTCCTTGCTGGACTTCCCGGATCTGGAGAGCGCAATCAGCCTGCAGACCGCTGCGCTGGACGATGCTCGCAGGCTCATTGAGAACATCACCGACCAGGGCAAGTACGAAGCGCCTGAGCCCGAGCAGAACCTGGGCCTCATCGTCAAGATTGCACAGAGCGCCTACCTGCGCGGCAAGGTGGGCGGGCTACCCGAGTCTCGCCTGATGCTCTTGCAGCAGCTCATGCACGAGGCCAAGGAGATGCAGACCGAGTTGGCAGCCACGCAGGCGCCGCCGCCCGGCGCCCCCCCGGGCGCAGAGGCGCCAGCCGGCGCACCAGGTGGCGTCACGATTCCCGGTTTACCACCCGGAGCGGAGGCCGCAGGGCCACCGCTAACAGCAGCCCCACTCCCACCACCTGAGGTCCTATGAGCGAAGAACAGACCGAAGCCCCCACCACCGAAGAAGCGCAGCACTCACCCCCGGGTGGACCCATGACGGGACATGCCATCACGCAGGACGGAAGCCAGGAACCAGAAAAGCAGGTCAGCGGTGAGGCAGTAGAAGCCCCCAAGCTCTATGTGGAGGGCGAGGACAAGCCCCCCGCCGACGAGCCCCCCGCTGAGCCAGAGAAGGCCGCCGCAGAGCCTGAGAAGAAGGTTAGCAAGGAGTGGGCGGCACTAGCCCGCAAGGACAAGGCGCTGCGCGAACGTGAGCAGCGGGTCAAGTCCACTGAGGAGCAGTTGACACAGATTCAGGAAATTGCCAGGCGGGTGCAAGAGGACCCGATGGCGGTGGCGGAGTTGTTCGGTCAGGACATATATGACCGGATGACCATGAAGCTGTATGAGCAGGGCGGCGGCAAGGTGCCCGAAAAGACGGCAGAACAGCAGATGCTGGAGCGTCTGGAATCTATTGAGAAACGGATTGAGGACCGGGAGAAGGAGCTGACATCTGCCCGTGAGCAGGCGGAACAGTCCAAGAAGTCTCAGGCCCGGGAGAGCGCCATCAATACGGTCATATCTGCCGCCACGAGCAACCCGGCAAAGTACAAGAGAATCAACAGGCTGGGCAGTGATGAGGTGCGCGACCTGGTGTGGTCCACGGCACAGGAGCTGTCATCGTCAAGGGGCGGCAACTTCACCGATGATCAGGTGCTGGATGCCGTTGAGTACCGGCTGACCGAGGCTTATAAGCGCCTTGCCATTGAGGATGCGGCGGCAGCGCCGGCGCCGGTGGTCAGTGAGCCCGGCCCATCAAGGCCAATTACCAGGACGCTGACTAATCGCAATTCCGCTGGTGGTTCCGTTGACGTATCGAACGGCGAGAAATTGCCGCTTGATTCAGATAAGCGGAATCATGCTATATTGGAGAAGGTAAGACTCTGGGACTAGCTCCTGGGGTAAAAGTGAGACTGCAAAACGGCCCAAGCGAACTGGCCAACGGAAACGAGACAACGCGCATGGTGCGCAAGTTCTCATAACTGTTTAGGAGGTTCGCTATGGCATCGGGTTTTAATCTCACAAGTTTTGCAAAGGCGCTCAAGCAGCGTTATGCCCGCGATTTCGTCGAGAGCATGGCGTATCGGGACAAGCCACTGCTTGCCATGCTTCCGAAGATGGAAAACTTCGGTGGCAAGGAGTGGGTTCAGCCGGTGATGTTCGAGGATGTGCAGGCTCGTTCTGCTCTGTTCTCGCAGGCACAGAGCCTGTCAACGTCACTGTCGTCTGAGGTCGAGCAGTTCGTGGTCACTCGTATCAAGGACTACGGAATTGCGACGATTGACGGCGAGCTGATTGAGGCATCCAAGAACAACGAGGATGCTTTCTGGCGCGGTGTTACCAGCAAGATTGATTCAATCCTGCGGGCCACGTCGTTCTCGGCTGCGACTGCGCTTTACCGAAAGGGCTTCGGCGCTATCGGTCAAGTGTCGGCGCCGGGCGCTTCCACCACCCTGACGCTGGTTGACAAGGAGGATGTTGTCAACTTCGCCAAGGGCCAGGTGTTGGAGTTCTCGTCTGCCGAGGGAACCGCCACGCTGCGTGGTGCTCCTGACTCCCTGACGGTGGTCGGTGTGAACCGCTCCGCCGGCACGCTGGTCATGAGCGCCAACGTCAACACCGTGACATCGATTGCCACTAACGATTTCATCTTCGTTAAGGGCGACCGACAGAACAGCGCCACTCCTACCCGTCGTAAGTTCGCCGGGCTTGAGGATTGGTGCCCGCAGACGGCTCCAACGGCCACCACGTTCTTCGGCGTGGACCGTACCAAGGATACGCGCCTTGGTGGTGAGCGGTTTGACGGCACTGGCGTCAACCTGGAAGAAGCCCTCATTGAGGGTGCGATTCTCGCCCAACGCGAGGGTGGCACTCCTGATGTGGCCTTCATGAACCCGCAGAAGTTTGGCAACCTCGTCAAGCTCCTGGGGTCCAAGGTTACGGGCGACATGGCTGACATTCAGGTCGGCTCTGTTGGGTTCCGTACCCTGCAGGTCCACACCCCGGCGGGAACCATCAAGGTGATTCCCGACCGCTTCTGCCCGATTAACCGCTGCTTCATGCTGCAGCTGGATACCTGGTTTGTGGGTTCGCTGGGAATGATCCCGCGCATCCTGAACCACGATGGTCTGGAGTCACTGCGTCAGAGCAGTGATGACGGCATTGAGATTCGCGTGGGTTACTACGCGAACCTGGTGGGCAAGGCTCCGGGCTGGAACGTCAACATCAAAATCTAGTGGGGCTTCCTCTGGGTGGGTGGCTTAGGCTGCCCACCCGGGGGGTGTCTTTCTAAGGAGAAAGAACATGGCAGATCGTCAATTTCGACCGATGCAGGGCAGCCTCACTAATCGGGTGGCCTGCTTGTACGGCCAGGTTGTTCTCGGTTCTACCGGAGCGATTTCCTCACAGACGTCTGATGGTTTCTCGGTGGCAAAGACTGGCGGCGAAGTTGGCCGCTACACCGTGACGCTTAATGACGTTTACAACAAGCTTCTGGGCGTGTCCTGCAACGTGGTTGGTGCGACTGATGCCGCATACACCACGGCTAACGGCGTGTTCAGCGGCCTGCTGCGTAACAATGCGGTAGCCACGGCAAAGACCTTTGACATTCAGATGCAGCGCACGGACACGGGTGCTGACGCTGAGGTTGAGGACAACCTGACGCTGCTGATCTGCATCTCGGTCAAGAACTCAGGGGTGTAGCCATGGAAATGGACGGAGAGGGCGGCAAAAAGAGGGGCAAGAGCCTGGCCGTTATCATCGCCAACAAGATCCCGCTGAAAGGCCGGGACGATGAGGGCGACGATGATGGTGACGGAGAGGGCGATATGTCGGGGCTCCGCTCCGCCATGGGTGACCTCGCCCAGGCCATGAAGGACGGCGATCGAGATAAGATGGCCGAAATCTTCATGGAGGCCGTTCAGATCGCGTCTGGCATGGAGGAGTAACCCGTGGCCGCAACGCGATTGCAATTGCGCGACCGCGCCAAGGCCAGGGGTGACTTCGAGGTTGATGCCAATATCCCTGATGCTACCTGGAACACCTGGCTAGACCAGGATTACAGGCGACTGTGGCAGTTGGTGGCACTGTCGGACCCGGACCATTTCACAGCCGGGCCGACAGAGTTCACCTTGTCAGGCAGCACCGATACCTTCGACCTGAACACGCTCACGCCGGCCTTCTGGCGTCTGCGGGGCGTGGACTTCAAGAACAGCAACGACTGGATCAAGGTTCCGCGCTTCACATGGGAGGAGCGTAACCGTCTGTGGCGCCGGCAGTACCGCATCATGGATACGAATCTGCGGTTTATTCCCGAGGGCGATGCCGCCGGTGATTACCGGGTCTGGTGGGTTCCCGAGCCCACCGCGTTTGCCAATGACTCAGCAGAGATTGACCCGGCGGTTAGCATGTATGATGACTTTATCATCCTGTCCTCTGCCATCCGGGGCCGCTCGAGGCAGGAAAAGAGCACCAATGACCTGCGGGCTGACCTGAAGCAGGTTACCGATACGCTCCAGGCGGCGGCAACCGACAGGGATCAGCACGAGCCCGACCGGGTGTCTGATGTGGATACCGCTTTCCAGGATGAGCTGCTCTTTAGACGGAGGGCATAATGCCGGTCAATCCTTTCGTGGCGGTTGAGCGTATCAACGGCAACGAGGCCAAGGAGCTGCAGGAGCGCATCCGCGCCTGGACCGGGCAAATCAAGGACATATCAGCCGGCCTGCTGGTAGAGGACAAGGTTATCGGGACATCCGAGACAGAGGTGGGCCACGGCCTTGGCAGGGTGCCCCTTGGACGCATTGTGGTGGCCCAGGATGCCGCCGCAACGATTCATGACACCAAGGCAGCGGACAAGACGTTTCTCTACCTACAGGCCAGCGCAGAGACAACCGTGACCGTCTGGGTGTTCTGATGGCACTGCAGAAGCAGGTTCTGCAGGTTAGCTTTGACGGTGCCGATCAGCGTACCGGCGAGAAGCACCTGCAGGCGGGTCGCCTCACGCTGGCGCAGAACGTCTATCAGGACAAAATCAAGGAGTACCGCAAGCGCAATGGTTACTCCAACCTGGTCCGCACGGCGGATTATGACGAGTCCGGCGCCACCGCGAGCAACATCACGACGGGCACCGGGCTGGCGTCCGGCCCCTCGAGCGGGCTCGTCCTGCGGGCCGATAAGACGGCCTATGCTTTCGATGCCACTGCCAACGAGTGGCAGACGCGGGGCTCCGCCGACCGGGTGTTCCCGACCATCACCAGGGCCATGCCGAACGCGGGCATCACTCCTCAGATCGCCATCGATGCCAGTAACAATGCGGTCATCTTCGGGGAGTATCCCAACGGAGATGTCTACTTCTCGGTGGTGGATCTGAACACGGGCCTGCTGACCATCCAGGCATCAAAGCTGAATCTTAGTTTCGTCGGGACAAGGCGGTTCTTGAAAACCATTTCCGTCGGCGGGAACATCTGGCTAATTTCCTATGACCCCGGCCTTGCGGGCGGCACATTGGCGTCATGGAAGATCGAGCCCACGAAATACAGGGATTATGCGTCCGGCACGGTGCCCACCAAGACTGCAATATCAACGCTTGGCGCCGCCACCGTTGAGGGCATAGATGTGGCGTCATCCACGTCTGGGGTTCTCATCATGGCGTATGGCTCCAACCCGGTGCATGTTCTTTTCATGGATACCAGCACGGGTGGGCTGCTGGCGGTCCCGGGCCTGGTTAGCGTGACGGGAGTAGGCGGATCGGGTAATGCGAAGTTCGGATTCTGGGCACGCAACGACACAACCACCAATTGTTTCGGCGTGGTGATGCGCGAGTCCGGCGGCAACGTGGCCTGGCAGGCGTTTAAGCTGAACCCCAGCACCCTTGCCACGGTATCCAATGAACAGAGCTGGGACACCGGCACAACGGCGGTGTTCCCGGAGGAGTTCAGTCTGTCGGGTGGCGGTTATGTAGACGGGGCCGGGAAGCTGACATTCATTGCGTCGAAGCATGACAACAAGGCGGAGGACGGTGTTCTTGGCCTTGTCAGTACGAGCTTCGCGGGCGCCACCGTGACGGATAACTTTCTCCGTGCATCATGGATGGCGTCCGAGATTTTCAAAGTGGGCACTGACCTTTATTACATGACCGCCCACGATGACAATCCAAATGCCACGCCCACTGACACGTCTGCGAAGTTGCAGCAAGCCTATTATATGCGACGGCTCACCTTCTGGGACGGCACGGAAAAGGGCACTGATATTGTGTCATCTGTTCTCTATGGGCGCGGTGGACCTCTGGGCTATAACCCGTCTCTGCTTCGGTTCAAGAACGGTGGTCCCGCGTTTGTATATGTCAGCGGCACCAAGGCTCGCATGGTGGTGTCCGAACTGAACAACCAGGTTGCATATACAGCCACGCTGGTGGACTGGGAAACAAACGACACAACCATCGGCCCCCCGGTGGGCTGCGCTGAGTCCACCATCTTCCCCGGTGGCTGGCCCCAGCACATCATCGGCGGGCGCATGTCCGAGATTTCCCCGCCCATGTTTCCCAGGACGGTGACGATGGTGGACGCCGGCGCGGGCTCTATGCCTGCTGGCAACTATTCTGCCCAGGCGATCTATGTGGTGCGCGACCAGGACGGACGGGCTTACAGGTCATCGCCGAGCACACTGGAAACCATCACGCAGGGCGCCAGCAGGGCGATTACGATTAGCGTGCCCTCGCTGCGTATCCAGACGCCAAACCCTTTCCCGGGGATTCCCGCATCACGGACCGCTGTTCGCGTTGATGTTGAGTTCTATCTGACCGAGGTGGACAAGACGACGCTCAGGCTGGTGGACATTCAGAAGAACGATGAAACGGCGGACACCACGTCATCTGCGGTTATTTCAACGGAGCCAGATCCGGAGTCCGAAATCCTCTACACCACCGGGGGGCTTATTTCTAACAGCCCACTGCCGCCCTTCCGCTGGGCGTCCTGTTGGCGGGATAGGGTCATCGTGGGGGGCACGCCGGTCAAGGGCCAGGTGTGGGCGTCACACCCCATCACCAACGAGGGTGGGGCGGAGTTCAATGAGTTCAATATCTTCCTGGTTCCCGGTCGGGACTATGCCGGCGCCCCCGTGGACAATAATTACTTTGCAGTGTTCACCGCAGACGCGGTGCATGTCATCTCCGGTGATGGCCCCGACAGGCAGGGGCGGAATGTTTATAAGCCATTGAAGCTATCCGGCACAGTTGGCTGTACGAATCCCAACAGCATTGCCACGAGCCCACAGGGGCTTTACTACCAGGGAACAGACGGCAACATCTACCTGCTAACGCCCTCGCTGGAGCAAATGGAAATCAGTGATGGCGTGTTTGATTTCGTATCTGAAACGGTCACCGCCGCCATCACGGAAACCAAGGCACAACAGGTCCGGTTTTATACAGACAACAGCAAGGTGCTGGTCTGGGACTATGGCAATAGGTCAGAGAAAGACCCGAGGGGTCAGTGGTACGTCTGGACGCTGGGCGCGGGGGCTATAGGCGCCACCATGCACAATGGTGTGGCCCATCACATCGCCGCAGACGCCACCGTGAGCAAAGAGGTTGCCGGGCAGTATTTCGACGGAACCAGCACGGTTGTCCTGCCCAAGCTAAAGCTGGCGCCCATATCGTTCTCTGGGCTTCAGGGCTTTGAGCGTGTCTGGCGTATGCAGTTCCTGGGTCAGTTCAAGGGCAATCACACCATTAAGATTACCTTTGACCGAAACTACGGAGAGGCCACCGAGGTATTCAGCAAGGCAATCGTGGCTGGACCGCAGGAGCTTGAAATCAGGCCAGCGGTGCAGCGTGTTAAGTCTCTGGGTGTTACAATCGAGCAAACGGGGTCCGACCTGACAGAGGCTTTTGTGTTCGAGTCTATAGCTTTCGAGCTGGGAATTTACGGGGCATTGCGCCCCATTGATAGCGCAAGGAGAATGTGATGGCCGATAGGGTGGAAAAACGGCTCAGGGAATTGTCAGGTGCTTCGGTTACCGATGCCGAGGTGGAACAGGCCAAGTCCACCATCCTTGCTGACATGGTTGCCAGGATGCTTATGGATCGCTCTGGCGCAGCCGTTACTCAGTCGGAACTAAGCGGCGCAATGGGCCAGGTCCCGCCCGCCGCCCCTGCACCACGCCCGCCGGCCCCGCTCCCGCGTGCTATCTCCGGGGCGGCAGCTCCGGCCCGGGAGTTCACTTCGCCGTTCCCCGGAACAATCGCCCGGGGAGCATTTAACCAGCAGGCTCCCACCGCCCCGATGGCCCCCACGGCACCCCCACAGCCCGCCCCTACTACCCCGGGGCAGGC